AGATTAGCAAAGGAAAAATCCGAATAAGTGGCAACACCGCCGTTTAGACGAATTACTTGCCCATTTACCCCCGCAGAAGAAAGCTTAGATAAAGCAATAGACCCTGCCAATTTGGCATTGGTCACTGCCCCATCTAAGATTTTAGCTTCGATAACGGAGTTGCTTGCTAGTTTTGCGGCAGTAATAGACCCATCTGCGATGGTGGCTGTAACGGTAGAGTTAACCCAATGAGTCCCAGACCACACTAAGGCTTGTCCTGCAGAGAGGCTTGATAAAAGCACATCTCCGATATCGGACAAATTATCTACTACCGCTGAAACAGCGAAAGACTGTCCCCCGAGAGCCTTTCCATCCATGAGCCTAAACTGCTTAGTTTGGGTGTTAATGACAATTTCATTGAATCTCCCTCGATATGCATTCACATCACCGGTAGACCCGCATAAAATGCCATTAATGTTTCTCACTAAAGCCATTTTAGGTATCTTTCTCTGTTATATGGGATTAAAGAACAATAGGGTTCAAGGAAGAATTGATGATAACCCAAGAACTACCTGTGGACATAACTTCAATAGACTTAAAACCATTAGGTTCTTCTGTAAGGATAGCAGAAAAACCACCGGGGCCAGTTACAGTTACATCAGCACCACTAGAATGTACAATAAGATAACGGCGACCATAAAAGTTATTTTGAACACCATGATAAACAGAAGAGGCATCAGAAGCAGGTAAAGTTACAGTAGACCCACCATTAGCAACATAAACATGATGATTACCTAATGTGACATTACCACCTGCGGTGACTTGACTAAAAAAGTTTAAGGCGGTTGGTACTGGAATACCCCCTCTTGTCGCACCATCTCCTACTCTTAAAACCTTAAGAGTAGTATCACAGCCAAGATCACCGTTACTTGCTGGTCTAATTTGAGAGGTGGAATTGTAGTCTGTGGATAAACCATTTGTGTAAAAACTTAAAGAGGCTTTGGTTGTAATAGCCATGATAATACTCCTAGTTAAGAGATAAGTGCTTCATATATACCTACCTGCTTATAAAGAATTTATCATCCTTCACTTGAGTTCAATTCTCCTAAGTTAAAATAAATACTAAAAAACCGCTTCTCTTTCTCCGACACATCCTCAAACTTAGACCATTCTATCGATAAGTTATCCTTCACCACCCCATAACTCCCCTTAGCCATATAATATAAGTGCCAATCACTATACCCCCTAAAGATATCCAAGTCTATCTTCGCAACCGTAAAATGCACCACAGTGCTCACATCAGTGAATACTAAATGCGGGTTTAATATCTTAATTAAGTCCTCTTTAGGATTGCTTATCCTCAAGTAACAGTTATACATTTTTTGTTCTCCTTTATATTTTGGTTCTTATAGCATACCTTGGTATCGTATGAAAGATCAAAAAAGGGGTAATTATGACTAGCACCAGTAAAGACACTATAAAAGAGCTTTATGACTTAGGAAAACTTACAAAAGAAAAGGTTCAAGAGTTGATAAACGAAGACCCTTTTCTGTATGTCTTTCTTCCTGATGTCTTTAAAAACGACACTTCTATTAAAGAGCATACCATTAGACGCTCTCCTAGTCTAATCAGAGAGATGGGCTTTGAAACACCCCTTATTGAGCTAGCCCTAGATACTAATAATTCTTCTCTCAGATTTGTACCTTTTGCTCTTCGTTCGGAAAACTTGGTGAAAAAAGCAATTTCTGCTAATTATAAAACTGTGGTTCATGCCACTTATGAACAAAAACAAGAAGAGGCTTTTGTTAAATGGTGCTTAAATGTAAGCTTAGATACTGCTCCCATTCTAGCTAGGTCTAATCCCAATAGTAAACATATACAGATTGCTCTCTTTTGGTTAAAAAATAAATAATACAGAGAGAGCCCCATGACTAAAGAAGAAGTAATTAGCCGTATCCTTGATAGCGTGGATAATGCCATGCATATTCCTAAAGTTTTCCTTAAAGATAAAGAAATTGCCACCCTCATCCTTAACCAATTCTTCCCTTACCAATCTCAAGAATTTGTTAGAAGTGAGATTTTTTGGCTTTTCCCTCCGTCTATTCAACAAGATACCGATATCATCTCCCTCGCTTGGGAAGCTGAAGGCATTTCTATCCTTTATTACATCAGAACACACCCCGTCTTTAAAGATAAAGACTTCTGGCTTCGTACCCTCCAACGTAAATATCGTAATGTCACAGACCCCGGATACCTTTACTTCTATCTCGACCCCTCTATTAAACATGATATCGATATCCTTAAAATCCTTTGTCCCTTGTCCTTTAACCTTTTTATGCACCTTCCCGGAGAAGTCCAACAACAAATGCTTCTTCAAAAGGATTAAAAATGCAAAAACTTATTGCTAAATTACCTAAAAAATTCCAATGGTCTATCCATAATATCTTCGCTCACCCTCTCTGCGAAATCTGTACCCTCCTAGGACTAAACTCCCTCGGAGATAAAATCCATGACTCTACTATACCTCCACAGGATTAAACCCATGTCTATTCATAAAATCGCTAAAGACCTCTGTGACCTTATCGAAAAGAAAAACCAAGCTTACGGCAACGCCTTCGATAAAACTGAAGATATCCTCAAAATCCTTTACCCAGACGGCATCTCCATCCATCAATACAAAGATGTTCACATCCTTGTCAGGATGCTCGATAAAATGTCCCGTATCGCTAAAGATAATGACCCCTTCGGTGAAAGCCCTTATCTAGACCTTGCCGGCTATGCCCTCCTCGCTGTTAATAAAAAAGAAGAACCCGAAACCTTGTACAAAACTAAATAATTGCTCATAGTATCTTGTAGTTGCCTCTCTTTATAAAGGACTCTACATGAAGAAAATTATAGCTATCGAAGAACTCGCTTCTCTTATCGCTAAACATAATCACCTCTATTGGAACCTCCAAAACCCAGAAATCCCAGACTCAGAATATGACCAGCTTGTCGAAGAGCTTCGCTCTTTTGACTCCGAACATCCTATCCTCTCTTTTCTCGGTGTCCAATTCGATGAACTAGGTACTAAGGTTACTCATTCTAAACCCATGTTAAGCCTAGATAAATGCTATGATGAAGCCTCTCTTATTAAATGGGCTTCCAAGTTTAAATCAGACTTTATCGTTTCTCCCAAAATCGATGGCATGGCCTGTAGCCTTATCTATAAATCTGGTTGCCTTCAACTTGCCTCCACTAGAGGTGATGGCTCTGTTGGTGAAGACATCTCCGCTAATGTCGTTAAATTAGACTCCATCCCTAAAAAAGTTAAAGACTTGCTTGACTTCGAAGTTAGAGGCGAACTCTATATGCCCCTCTCCTCCTATGAACTTCATAAACAAGCCTTCTCTAACCCAAGAAATGCTGTAGCAGGCTCCCTTAAACAAAAAGATGGCGGTGCCTCCTATACCGCTAACCTCGGTATTAAATTCTTTGCATATGACCTTATCGGCACTAACCACCCCACCCTTGCACAACGCTTTAGCGTCTTGCAACAGGTTGGGTTTACTGTCCCTCCTTATCAAGTCCTTAAAGATGACTTACAAAAGGGCTATGATAAAGTTGCCCAAGAAAGACTCTCATTAGACTATGAACTTGATGGAGTCGTCTATAGAGTCAATAATGTTTCCGAATATGAGAAAGCCGGCTATACAAGCCATCACCCCAAAGGTGCTCTTGCTTATAAATTCCAAGGTGATGAAAAAATCACCGTCCTTAGAGGTGTCGAATGGCAAGTTAGCCGTAATGGCATTCTTACTCCCGTAGGCTTGGTTGACCCTGTCCCTCTTAGTGGGGCTGTTGTTAGCCGCATCACTTTACATAATGCTTCTATGCTTAAGTCTAAAGGCCTCACCCTTAATGCAGAAGTCCTTGCCTGCCGTAGAGGTGGCGTTATCCCCCACCTCGAACGAGTCATTAAAGACGGCGACACTGCAATTTCATTGCCTAGTCATTGTCCTCAATGCGGGGCTTCTACGAGCTTAGAAGGAGATTTTCTTTATTGCACGGGTAAAGACACTTGTTTATCTGCTTTGACCCAGAGGATTAGCCATTTTATCGATAGGATGGAAATTGAAGGAATTGGGCAATCATGGGTTGAGAAGCTAGTGGAAACTAAGCTCGTTTTAAGCCCTGTAGATTTATTTAGACTAGATAGAGCCGGCTTATCTAAGCTAGACAATATGGGAGACACTAGAATTGACGGTTGGCTTTCTAGTATTGGCAAGGCTAAAAGAGTGTCATTAGACAAATTCTTACAATCTCTTGGGATTGAAGCACTAGGTCGTAAGGCTTCCGATGTCTTAAGTTCTAAGTTTAAAACCTTAGAGTCTATTCGTGCATTAACCTATGCTCAAATTGAAATCTTAGAGGGCTTTGGGGAGCTTATGGCTAAAGCAATCGTAGACGGCCTAAAAGCTAACGAGACTCTTATTGACGAATTACTTACCTTTATCTCTATTGACAATGGGGTAGAACGAGAAGGTAAGTTTAAAGGCTTGAGCTTCTTATTCACAGGAACCCTTACCATGAAGAGAAATGATGCGGAAGCTCTTGTAAGTAATAATGGGGGTAATATTGCCTCATCTGTCAGTAAAAACTTAAGCTACCTTGTCGCTGGCGAGAAAGCCGGGTCTAAATTAGACAAGGCAAACTCTCTAGGCGTTAAGGTGCTTACGGAGAATGAATTTTTAGACTTACTTAAAGACTAGATTTCATACTTAAAGACTAGATTTCATAAAGGTGACCCTACCCCTGTTCGTTCATAAAAATTTTTTTTGGGGGGGGGTCGTAGTCATTTTAATTTCTCAGAACCTCAACCCTTAACTAAATGTAGTCGATGTGTTTTTCCCTTAACTTAAAGGATTGTATGTTAATCATTAACAAACATAGAACTTTAATGACTTACCTATCTTTAGGTAAAATCCGAGTAGGTGTCAACCTAGCTGTTGACGGCTTAGTCCTCCCAAGTCATGTTATGACAAGTGGTCGTGATAGCTCTTATCTTCACTTATCAACTGAGTTTGACGGTGATCTAGTTATCCATAAGGATAAAATCGTGGCAGTGCTTAGCTTCAATGGTCAACCCTTTACTTGTGTTATTCCTCTTAACTCAATTTGGAGTTTGAGGATTATCCACGACCCCAATGTAGACTGTATGCCAAGCCAAGAGGAGCTTGACGAAGAGTTTTACGAGGGTTTTGAGGACTGTCTACCATTATCTATGAGAGATGATGATACCCCTAGTCAATAGGTGTCTGTTTTCTCAAGTCTAGTCTGTTTTTTCAACCTTTTTCTTTTAAGGACGTTATGTTTCTCAAAACAAAACATAGAACTCTCTTAACTTTGCTCTCTATGGGTAAAGTGCAATTAAGCCTCAACCTCTCTATTGAGGGGGTTGAATATCCTAGTCATTTAATGACTAAGGATAATGCTAAAGTTTCCATCAGAACTCATGCAGACTATGTCGTCCATAAAGATAAGATCGAGGTCGATCTTAGCTTTGACGGTCAAAGTCATCACTGTGTTTTCCCTTATGCTAGTATTTGGAAAGTTAGGCTTATGCTTGACCCCTCCCTTAAAGGTATGCCAACACAAGAGGAGCTTGACGAGGAGTTTCAAGAGGTTTTTGAGGACTGTATGCCTATGTCTGTGTTGTTAACCTATGGCACTTCAACCCCCCTCCAATAAGCCTACCTTGACTTAACAAGTCAACCCCCCCTCCCAAGCCTCTTTTCCTCCCAAGCCTCTTTTTCCTCCCAAGCCTCTTTTCCTCCCTGACCCACCTCTAGATTTCATATAATTAGTTAATCGTTATATTATGAAATCTGTAATAAAAATGATTGAGGCTCATATATAAAAAGAAAGAGGTGCATTATGACTAAAGAAGAACTTATAGATAAGATTAGACGTTTAGATTTTGATTGGCTGTCTAATATCGAATACCATGACCCAATCTACAACTCCCCAGAAGTATTATTAGAACTAGCTTTCTTTTATGATGATGTGGTCTCCAAAGAAATCCCCATACATTTAAGCCTAACCACAGCCTTTAAAATTATGACCTCCCCTTTAGGTATGCTCTTTAAAGCAAACCCTGACATGATGGAACGGGTATCCCGCCGGCGTATTGCCAAGGAGACAAAAAGGACAGAAAACTTTGACCCTATTCCTCTTCTTACTAGAGGGAAAATTACTCATGTAGATAATGACCCATGTTTTAAAATCTTAAACATAGAAGCCACATATAGAAAGAATTTAAAAAAATGATTACTGAAATAATGCGTAAGCCTAGCAAATATTATCAACATGATATTCAGGCCTATTCATTAGAAGAAAAAAGACAGCTGTTTTGCTTCTTCCTAAGTCAAAAAGTCTTTGCAATCCCTCTTAGTCTCGAACGATCTCTTGAAAAAGAAGATTATCCTTATTTCCGAACCCGTATGTTAAGTTTGAAGTTTAAAAATGCCTCTAGTAAAAATGATATCCGCCCGTTCGAAGAACACCCCTCAAACACTAGCAGAAGAAGCGTTTATTAAAAACCCTACGGTTCCAAACCTTCGTGTCGTATTAGGGTTTTGGAGAACCGTAAGCCAAGTTTATGACGATGAGGTTCTTTCTTTTTTAAACAATCCGGAGTATCCAGAAATAATAGACTTTCTCCGACAAATAGAACTTTCCACCTTATCCCGAACTGTTTTCCTTCAAGACCTAAGGAATAGGATTTTTTAATATGGATAGAAACCCTACACATGCATTACCCTATGAATATGCCCTCCAAGCAGAAAAATACCCAGAATTAAAACATCAGTATTATCTACTAACGCTAATCCTTCACTATTCTATTGCCGAGAATAGACCTTATGAAGGTTTTAAAACTACCGTCTATAAAACACCCTTCAGATGGATACATGATAAGAATAAGCTCACAGCTGTAAATAGCGATGCTTTAAATCATTTATCTGCATCCTCTCTAAGTGAAACTGAACTACGAGCTCTCCATTATTGGAGTACTTTAAAAAAACAAGGAGGCCACCATGGCTAAGAAAGTCCTAGACTATGATGATGACTTCTTTAACGATGAAGAAGATTTTGATGAAGAAGACTTCTCCGAAGATGAAATTGACTTCGGAAATGACGAAGACGATGCCTTTTTAGATGACTTTGAAGAGGAAGAAGAAGAGGAAGAAGAGGAAGAAGAGGAAGAAGACGAGGACGAGTCATGGGACTATCCGTCCGTTGACGAGTCTGAAGAAGAGGAAGAAGAGGAAGAAGAGGAAGAGGTAGAAATTGGTTGGGGGGATGAGGATGCTGAGGAAGAGGAGGATGAAGCGTCTATAGATGAAGAAGAAGATATTTATGATGATGAAGATGCTGGGGTAGGTGATATCGATTTTTACGGGGATGATTACGAAGACGATGACTCTTGGTAATTTTTTTTAGAGGGGGTTTAATCCTATTTTAATATCTGAGAATCTCAACCTATATACAGAATAGAAGCCATTAGAAAGGAAAAAAATGGATACCTACCAACAGAGGAGACGACTCCTCGAAACCAGAAGTTTTAGGGAAGTCAGTTTAGAACTAGATCGCATCATTTGTGAAAAAGGAACACTTGATACGCTAGATGATGAACCATTCTTAGATAAATTTATTGTACACTTGACTAAATTATCTAGTGGAAATTGGGCATATTCATCTCCAAGGTTCTTAGAAAACTTCCTCTTGGACTTATTTACTAAGTACCCAAGACTACACAAGCGATTAAAGTGCATTTCAATGTATGGTGCACTCACGAACACTAGTAAACATTTTTTTGAATGGAACTCGTTAGAGGATAGAAGAGCTATCATCGAAGAGAACCAATTCCTAAGCCCAGTAAGAGCCCTAAACCCTTCTTTTCAAAAGATTTTCAAGGACAGAGATGCCAAACTTAATCGATAACGCCCTTAACACAGCGGAAGCTGTCGGTCTTTACACACCGATCAACTCCTCTCCCAACTTCCAAAAGATTATCCGTAAGCTAGACCCTTATCAAGGATACAGTTTAGAGTACTTGCGTCAATTCGCAAGTGAGAGTTCTCTTCTGGAGTTTAAGACAGAGTGGCTTGAGCTTAAAGAAGAGTCCTTGAGAAGAACCTATGGTAATTTTGCTTACCTAACCCCTATGTCTAATACATTTATTGTAGATAAAAACATTTCGGGTAAGTATGTCGTTTGTTATGCGGGTGACCATACTAGTAAAATCGGTAGCTATACAATCGACTCAAGTTACTTTTATAAGAGCGATGCGACCAAGATTGTTAAACCCACTTATAAAGACCTCACTCAAAAAGATGCACTTATCTTTGCGAATAACTTTGGGGACTACCTAGACTTTTACGATAGTGTATCCAAACTCAAAGTTGTAGAAGGCACAAACGGGGATAAGTGGGAGTTTTACTCTCAAGAAGAAACGCACCCTAGTTTTCCCAATAACATGCCCTTAATTAGAAAAGTGACAGCTAAACCAAAAGACCCTTCTGAGGTTTTAGTTACAATTAGACTACTCCACTTATATAACGAAAAGAAGAAGCCATGATTGTACATCTCCACCCCGTTAACGAAGCCTTAACCTGCTATTACACCACCTTGCACTCCTCTTTAGACCAAGCTTACTATCAGACACCTGAATGTAATCTTTTCCATCTAAATGGATTTAAATCTATGGTTCTCCTGTCGGATGGCAACCTTTGGCTTAACCATGAGTTTACAGACCTTATCTTTACGAGGTTTGACACTAGAACCCAAGACTTTTACCTCTATGAGAGACAACAAGGGCTTTTATGTACCTTTAAGACCTCCTATGAAGTCATCAGCTTTTTAAACTATGAGCTTCTTAAGAAGGAGGTCTAATGGCTAAGAAAACTAAAAAAGAGCGTCTAATCAACCGCACTACTTATGTAGTTGAAACCCTTTTGCATAGAATGACCTTAGGTCGAGAAGAAAACTTTAGCACTCCCATCTTTTTGCATGCTAGAGATATTCTCCCCCAAAAGAATATGTCTCTCAATCCAGCAACCGGGCTCGAACTTCCTATCATCAGCATGCTTCCCTTAGAACTTTCCGATAAGGTCAAAAACCTTAGCATGAAAGCTCTTGCGGTTGAGGAAGCGGTAGAAAGATACAATAAATTAAGACTTGAGATTATTGACCAGCTTCTTCTTTTAATAGACGACCCCTTTGAAGCCAAGAAGCCTTATACAATTATGACTATTGAAGAAGAAAAGCATGAAGAATTAATGCTTGCTCAAGATAAAAGGTGTAAGTCTTAACTCCCTTGCTCATATATATTAAGCAAGGAGAACACACATGAGCAGAAAAAGAAAAGGTCGTCCTCTGAGACAAATTACCCATAAGGAAGAGATCGCTCTCTTAGCCCTTAAAAATATCACCATGGGAGCTAAGTTAGGGTTTAAAGCAGAGTATGCTAACCCTTATGCGATTTACCATATCCCAAAGAGAACCAAAAAGACTGGGGATTTTAACTTATTCTCAGCTAGCACTCCAGATGAACTTCGTCATAAGGAGGAGCTGATTGAGTATATGCACCCGCATCTTAAAGAAGAGCTTGATAGGTTTAAGAGAGCTTCAACAGAAGCCTTGATGGCCATCATGGACTTTGACCAAGCAAGAATTGCATTAGTGCAAAAGCTAATTCCGTTAGTTGATGTACCTAATGCTCATAAGAAGTATGAGTATGCAACCCAAGGAGATACTAAATGACAGTCGACAGACTTTATATGCTACAAGTCAACAATGTGGAAGGTAAGAACTATAACTTTATTTTCCAAGCAGATGACTACTCAACTGATGGTATTTTAAAGGAAGAAACCTACTCTCTGTTATGTGAGAAGCTTTCTACATTAGACACCGAAACATCAAGACCTCAAACACAACCCGTAAACCTAGACACCCTTATGAAAGACTTAGAACAATACAAGCTCTCGATTAGCTATGGCATGTGTTCCGGCTTTGAAGGGGAAAATGTTGAAGAACGCTGGGTTGAGTCAGAATACACCGAACCACAAAAAGAAAAAGACAACCAACTTTCTCTCGAAAAGGACGAAGAAAATGGCTAAAAGAGTAGACCCTAGAATTTCTCGTAAAGACCTTAAGCTTTATGAATTGTTAGACCACCATACCAACAAGAAGAAAAGAAACTTCCAAGTAGAAGGCTTAGAAATCCCCGATTTCTTTAAGCACCATTATGGTATGGCTAACTATTATTGGACAGGGTCTTGGATGTATGACCATCAAGACCGAAAGTACATCCAAGAAAACTACCCCGATGTAGCACCTATTGCCACTAAGTTTGAAGAAGCACTTGCGAACTTAGAAAAAGCGACCGGTATGTTTAACTATGCTAGACGAGATTATGTAGAGGCTCTAAAGGCTAAGTTATACAACCCCGTTATTTGTCAAAGCGATAACCCTACCTTTATCTCTGAAGAGGAAGAAGACGCTTTTGCTAAAAAGCAACAAGAAGAAATCGCTCAAAATTTAGCTACACAAGCTGAAGCTAAAAAGCTTAAGGACAACTCCAATGGCTAAACGAAGATTTGCAACTAAAAAAGAAGCTCTCGCTTATCCTGTCCTAGAAACGCTAGGTGGTGGGCATAGAGCAGGCTATGCCACCAAAAGGGCTCATATACGTGAAATGTGGCGTGACTACTATGGCACTTATGCTGACCTCTTCTACATGGGTGCAAAGGGGGTTGACGAGTTTTTAGCCGCTTTCCCGGAACACACAGAAGAATTTCAAGAAATGGCAAAGCAATGCAAAATTGCAGAGAACGCTATTAAGAAGTACGATGACATGCGTATTAAGTTTGTAGATGAGCTTAGGGACAACCATTTTGTAACTAAGCGTACTAACTTTGAGACCCTCTACTATGTCATGACAGACGAACAAGAAGCTATCTACCGAGATTTAAGAGCTAACCCTGAGAAGTTAAAAAAGCTTAAAGACCGTAAAGAAGAACTTGAGGCAATCATTGCTAAGTTACCCAAAGACCCAGACTCAGAACCTATCAGAAAACCCTATAAAAAAGAATTAAACCAAATTCTTGATAAACTGAAACTTTTCCCCTAAAAAAAGGACAACCCAAATGGCAAAAAGCCTACGAAAGATTAGCCGCCGAGAAGAAGCGGCTTATAAAGCACTTGAACCTCAAACCCGTGGTCGTGATAAAAAGTTCGAATGGTTCAGATATAACGAAAGTCGCTTGAGATGGCAAGATATTGGCTATAATCGTTCTATTTGCACCTCCGATAGCTTTTATGTTAGCACCTATCGCTGGAACCAACACTTACCCGAATATGTGGAATTAGCTGAAAAAATCAACACCCAAGCTCGCATCATGGAGAACGCTCTCGATGAACTCAATAAGCTAAGAGAACAATATATCAATGGCTTGTTGTCCGAATGCTCTAACCCAGATAAAGTGCATCTAGACTATGAACTTATCTCCGAAGAAGAGGAAGCTACCCTCAACCAACTTCGTGCCGAAAGCAAAGCTTCTAAGGAATAAACTCCCTATGAGAAATACCGATAACCTAGAACTGATTAAAACCATGATCGAAACTCTTAAGCAAGATGTTAAGCACGACCTCTTTGTCACCAAAACCTTGCTCATCATTGCTAGCACACTTCTAGTGTGTAAGCTAGGATATCTATTCTTTAACGGCTTTTAAGATTAAGCTTGTACCCTCATTAAAATCCTCTTTAAATACATATGTAAATTTGCCCACAAATTCAAAGCCTTGACCGTTAGGGTCAATTAGCTTAACAGACTTAATAGTTGGGGTGTCTTCAATTTCTAAGATGTCTTGAAAAGGCATGTCCTTAGCATTAGATAAAAAGTCCTCTAAAGTAGGTAAACCGTCCGGCTCTTTCCATTGGCCAGATTGTTCTTTTGCTTCCCTTTCAAGCAAAACCTCTTTTAGAGTTTCCAAAAACTTATCTAAATAAGGGTCATTCGTCATCGTCATCCTCGTATTCTTGACTTGCCAAAATTAATAGACCCTTTGCCACAGAGCCTAATGGGTCAGAAGCATGTCTAATTTCACTAATTTGGATTGGGAAGGTCTTTCGCTTAGACTCAAAAACTTCTCTGAAGAAGTCCATGAAGCCACCCGCCAAAGAAGTCCCACCACCCACAACGATTGGGATAGGTCTATTCAAGTTAAGGTGATTGCTCTTCATAATGAACTGACGAGCCAAGTTTTCCAATGCATACTCAATAAGTGCCTTGTAGTAAAAAGCAATCGCTTCTTCATCTCTACCATTGGGAGAGGAGAGCTGAATGCCTTTTTCTTTAATGGCACAAATACGAGCGGCGGTTGAACCAACAGACTTAGCGGCTCCGTTGTCAATCCAGTCACCACCTCTTGCTACTGAGAAGCTTAAACCTTCAATTGTGTTAATAGACAAAGCAATGTTAGTCATACCACTACCAAAGGAAATCCCAATCCCGCTGAAGCCCTCTTTTGCTGTCTCAGCAAATACGATGGCCATAGCTTCATTAGACGCATGTGGAGTAAACCCACATTCCTTTACAATCTTAGTAAACACACCCTTGTGGTAAATAACATCCATTGGGACATCCACGGGTGCGGCTGGCACAGAGAAGTAACAATGTTCATTGGGCTCTCTTGCCTCGCCTAGCACATCTTTAATCATGAAGCCCAACACCTTTAAGGAGTCAATTTCATCTGGTGATACAAGCCCCGCCTTTAATGGACGGCGACCCTCTTTACCAAACATATTAGCTACCTCTAAAGCTTCATCTCCCAAAACTAATAAAATCTCATCGTTCTGGATATAAGGCACTGAACCCAACTTTAACATCTTTTTTGCTGAAGCGGGTAAGTCAATAAAGAGGTCTCTCATTCTACGAGTAACCACTTCAGACCCTTGTCTTTTAGCTGACATTAAGTTCATTGTCCCAATGTCTAATCCTACACCTAATACCTTAGGAGCTTTTGCCATTTTTAGCCTCCTCCTTTTCTAAGTTTCTTTAGGGCTTTCAAAGCATCCGACACATCGTCCCCTGTCGCTTTCTCATTAGACATTGAACGACTTACCTTTTGCTCCGTATCCACTATTGTTGATGGTATAAACACAAGCTCATCTGTTGCTTTAGATGTGTTGTACTGGGGCACCCCTTGTGTCTGATTAGACATTACCATATTAGGATTAGATACCACTTGCAAGTTAATCTTACTTGCTATCATTTCCGCTAAAGCATTCATGTCTATTGCCGGCTGTACGGGCTCTTTTGGTGCCGGAGGGTACAACGAATTTACCGGGTTCACAGGACGAAGAACCCGCTGTTGCTCTTGCTCGTTCCGAGCTTGAGCTTGAGCTTGTTCTGCTAGGGGTCTTTGGTAGACGGGGTTTGTGGGGAAGTTATTGACTCTAGAGGGGAAGCTAGAGGTTTTTTCTTTTACTTCTAGGCTACCTACTCGGATAAAGTATTGTAGTTCTCTATTCTTTTCTATGAGTTCCTTACCTGCTTCAAAGACATCACCATAAGACAGGTTACGTCTAATTGAAGGGATTTGGATACCCCTAGCGTCTATACATCTTAACAGCATTATCATAGGTATAAGCCCTTTTTAATTAGTAAATTAGTAACCTTGGAAACAGCATCCCATCTACCTTCCTCAATTGCTACGGCAAAAAAAGAAAATCGTTGAATGCCGGGATGCACCCAAGCTTGATTGGTAGTAAGAGGGACAGTTCTAAACACTAACTTACCCTCTTTATCCTTCATAGGAATTTTACGGTTCACGCCCTTTTGCTTGGTTAGCCATGACATTTTATAGCTATCACGCCCAGCCACATAGATGTTAGCCTTATCCCATGTTGAATAAAAGACAAGATTGCCTAGCTTGGTATCTAGGCGATACCCAAAAGACTCATATAAGGATTTAGACTTAGGTATAACCCCAATACCCATTAGCCTTGTCATTTCTTTCTTTAGACGAGCAATAATGCTATCCCCAAAGATACCCATGATTTCAGCATATAACGCTGGGGTCATCCGACTAGCAATAGCGGGATAAGCTGTGAGAATATCTGCTGAGTTATAGGTTAATGCCTCGAAGACATATTGACCATTTTGGTTTACTTTTACACTATTTATCATCTTAGCCTCCAGAGTTTTGGTTTTCCCATGTGCCTGTACGTCCCTTTTGTTCTAAAGCTAAATCCTTACGGTCATTTTGGATTGGGAAATTCTTATCAGCAATATCTGACCAAGGAGCATCAGAACGAGCACTATAGGTTTCTCTAAACAAGCCGGGTCTATAAGAGTACTTAGTTTCATTCCAACTAGAAGGGACTCCCTCCACGGGCACTTTATATCTTATATCACCAGAGTCTAAATAACCAACATTAAAGTGTTGCTGTAAAACGACCCCTCTGTTGGTAGGACTTCTTACCGCACCGATAGAATACCTATCATTATTTAGCTTCACCAAGAAATCTCTCTGTGAAACAATTGGACTAGGCCCAATCCATACTTCATAGCTATGCTCTTTTCTTCTACCTTGATTAGACTGTGATACTCGCTTCTCAGCATCATCTGGTGCAATAATCATGTCGTAAGGCCCGTCATAACCCCCAAGTATGCCAGTACCGAAGCAAGCAAGACATCTACTGTCAGGCTGTTTTCCATACTGCAATGTGGTAAAGTCAAAGTCGGTGCAATTACAAGGAGTGCCGTTAACTCTACGAGTAAAGAATTTAACTCGTTCCCCGCCTTGTTCTAAAATCCATTGGTTTCTTCTAGCCCCTTCTCTCCAAATATAGTCTATTTGTTCGATGTCTTGATCAGACACAGAACGAGTATGGTCTATTGGGGTTTCAAAGAGTTCACCCGTGATATAATCCTCAGCTACTGTGGTTAAGCGATAGAAGTTCTTCTTATGTAATTGGTCACCACCCAAGCGGTCTTCCGGGATATAGCCCATATAGCTAATTGTCACAACAGAAGTGTCGGTGAGGTTGTCTAATAAGGGGTTATCATATCTCCAAGTTTTGGCATTCGGAAGAGCTCTGAAATGAATAAAGACATCCCTTGCGGCACCATTCACTGCCATGACGGGTACGACAACGCCATCGACCGTAACGATAACATCTCTACCTGAATTAGACGGTTCACCATTAGTGCCGGTTCGAGCAATAGGAAGGTTAGTCTTAAAATGATAAGGGTCTTCAGCATTATTACCCTTAAAGACCCATTCCCGTATGAGTTCATTATGTACGGGGATTAGACGAGAGCTATCTCGATAGAGAGTGCTTCCAATGGGGGCAGAGTTTAAGCGTCTAAAAGGGCCTCGATCAGAGCCAGTAGACCGATAAATGTTAATCCCTCTAACGAGCCACCCTTCATTACCAAGTAACTGAGCGGGGTCATCCCATCTTAAGTCTATTACACCCTTAAGAAAAGGAGATTGGGCTGTTACATGTTGTGGGGGTTGAGGCCACGCTGACCTCGATGCTTGCCATCCAGCTGTCATAAATCTCTCCAGATAAGTGTATATATACAAGTAAGAAGTTATAAATCATTTATAGTTAAGGGTTTAATGTTATATTTAAGGAGAGATGTTCATGATACTAAACTTAGATGAATTTTTCGAATACGTATGTGACCAAATAAAAGACTTTGGTTCTCACAATTTCACACCCTCTGTAGAGAGTGTTGGGCAAAGTATGGCTGTTATAAAGCTAAATTTTTCCGCTCTTGACCAAGGATACCGTCCTTTACCTATTGAAGTTTATGTTAGGTATCTATATGAACCTAAAATGACCTCTAGAATGAAACACCTTCTTGAACCACCTGTCTCTGTTTTCCATATAGAACAAGTAACTATGCTAGATGTCAAGAGCAGAAGTGTTAAGATTAATTATTCTAAACAAGCATATGCCCCAGACTTTATGTCTAATGACGAACTTAAAGATTTAGGGTCTATTGGAGCTGTTTTAGCCGCAGGGATTTATCATGATGCGGAAGAACATATTAAAACCCATGAACATGCTCCCTCTCCTACTAAGAAAATCGATAAAACTTTTCTTACAAAGTTTTATGCTCTCGTAGCTACAGAGATTAAAAATAACACCTTCCGTCTATTCAGTAAAGTTCAAAAAGTAGAGGATGGCCATTCTGTCATCATCCTCCGTGATATGGACGCTGATGATGAACCTAATTATGACACAACCCCCTTTACAATTACCGTTTATCATTCTTATAATGATAAACCTAATCCGTATGTGGAAAACCCTAACCTTATCTCTATCCCTCAAGTAAGTTTTAAAAACTCTGATGGATATGGATATTCCCAATCAAACCTAAACTTAACCCTCGGTCAAGTCGAAGCGACAAATGCTACAGCCATGCATAGATTTGCAAAGGCGGTAGCAATTCTCATCGCTGACGGCATTAAACGATTAAAATAGGAGAAACAAAATGGCTATTTCTGGTTTTCGAGAAGCCCAAAGCACCTTACTTCAAGGTGTTATCTCAAATTTAAAAGATGCGATTAGTTCTTTAAAAGAAGCAAAACTTAATGCTTACGAATTAGAACAATATTCATCCGATGCAGTTGCTAAAAAAGTAACTAAAGATATTACAGACCAACTTCATCATCTTGAAGGAACTTTAAGCACTGCTGAACATCTAAAAGGTCAATCTAGAACAGCATCTACTCTCGATAGAATTGCTTTCTTGGAAGCCCGTATTGCTTCTTTACAAGCTCGTATTGCTTCCCCAGTTAATCTCAAGAATATCATGAGTGCTGTTGAAAAGCATTTGAAGACCAACCATAAAGGTCTTGAAGGTTGGGGTGAATGGGAAGGTGATGGTTCTCTTTTCCAATGTTGGAACGAAAGCAAAGGTTTACACCTTGCTTTAGAAGTTAAAGCAAAAGGTAAAGATGGCATGCAAGCAGACATCCAAATCACCACCAATGATGAGGATGATGAAATTCTTGTTGAAACATCTCAAGTTATCCATGCTGATATGAGTGATGAAGCCTCCGTCATTCAAGCAATCCATGACTTCATGGTTAAACAAGCCAAGCATGCTCATTAATATTTCATAACTACTAAACTTAATTACGGTCGATAGTTTTTTCTTTATATTTAAAGTATTTTGTAAGTTTTTTAAAGAGAGATAATAACACATGTCCCATTTTCGTTTAATAAATACACTTAAGGATGTTGATACAACTACAACCCCACCAACAAATGGACAAGTCCTTGCTTGGGATAGTTCACATTCTCAATGGAAGCCTGTTACTATAAGTGGAGGGGGCGGTGGTTCTTTAACCTATCATGCGGATGTTACTACTGATAATACAACCTTAAGCCTCACAGAAGCCGAAACTTTTGTTCTTGTTAAAAACAGTTCTACTGCGTTTAATGTATATCTACCGCCAATATCGGGGAAGAACACATATAAAGTCCATATTAAAAGATTAGGCACAGCTTTTGTTACCGTCCGTACTAATAATGCAGATACAGGTGTCTTTATAGACTTTAGTGACACTACTTCTTTTGTCTTAGCGATTACAGGTACTGTACTAACACTTGTTGCAAATGAAGCCGATGGGGCTTGGTACATCTGTTAACAAAAAGGACTTTTAGAGATGAGCTATCTAGCAAAAACCCTTGTTACACCGATAGTTGGGCAATATATGTTTAGCTATCCCGCACCAACTGCTGAAGTTGGTCATATTTATACCCCCATATATATAAACGGGACTACCACTTTCACAAATTATGCTACAATATCTAGCAATAGTGTGGTTCTACAACCCGGTGACTATTTTATAGAGGTGTACCTAGGTGGGGTTAAGGGAGATTTTTGGCATAAACTCCATTACAACCTCGTAATAGACGGAGTAAATGCTATTGCACCTAAAGGTTGGGGGTATATTACTGCATATACTTACGGCATAAGTCAAGATGGGTTTCAATATGATTTAACCGTAGCAGACGGTACTACATCGACTATCCAAATCATAGCAAATGATGTTCTTGGCACAGTTACCTATAACACTGATAATGGCACTATGCTAATTTGGAGAATTTAAAAATGACTTATATTCCTAGCACACCTATTAAATATGTAAAGGCTGATTCGGTAGCTTCAGAAGCAGGCTTTGGCACTTATTTGTGGGATTTCTTATATACTCAAGATGCTGAATTTTGTAGAAAAACTACTGCTAGTTATGACAACACTAGACTTAAAGGTTTATACTTTTCTAATTGGCATTTCAATGTTGGAGCATTTTCAGGAGATTATCAATATTATGTTCAATACAATACTATTGGTGAAGATAATATTCCGGTAGATTATTCCGGAAGCCAATTTTATAAAAATGCTTACATAGGTAGTATGTCAGAGGTTTCCTATGTTCTAGTTTGGTGGAATAATATCGTAGCTTTAGGTACACCTAAATATGGTATTAATAGTTCAGAAGCTATAAACTCTATACTAAGACCACAATATACAACAAGAGACCTTAATAGTCATCTTTTTATGCTACCTATATCGGAGAATCGATAAATGTACATACCTTCAACTATCCTCAGAATGCCTAGTGTTTTACTATTCCCTGACGAATCCGATACTGTTGGTGCAGACCTTAAAGCTACTTTCACTAATGCAAGTTTAGATTCTAATTATATCTCTTTTGGTTTAGAACAAAACACTAACTACTCAATAAATAGTCTAGATACTTCTATCATTACAGTGACAAAAAAAACTTTAGTTAGAGCAACATTAAGACAAAAGGTATGGTTATCTGGTTATCAACCTATTCAAAATCAAAGCTATCTTTATGGGATTTTTGATAATACCACTAATTTACAATTAGGTTGTCAAGGGGGTTTCGGATTCCTATATGCCTCATATCCCACACCTAATGGCGGGGGTCTAAATCAATACCATAACTCAGCAGATGCTATTTTAGAAGCAAATACTTCTTTCTATATAAAAACAGTTTCTGTCACACCTAGTGGTGGTGGCATCTTACCCATTGCTAGTAAAATTTATCTCTTTCAGCTAGAACCCTAGTACCTTTATGCCTCTGCCCTTAGTATATATGTACTAAGGAGATAAAATGGCTAAGGTCAGCTTCAGTAAAAATTCATATTCAAATAATTTATATGTAATAGACAGTAACAAAAACACTAAATTTAGCATAGTAGGTAGTACAGGAGATGCTGTTATTGCCGGCAACTTAACCGTTAATGGCACAACTACCACTATTAACAGCACCACTCAGACAATAGACGATGTTATCTTAACTTTAGGGGGAGATACAGCCCCGTCTAGTAATGATAATAAGGATAGGGGTATAGAATTTAGATGGCATGATGGCACTTCAGCTAAAGTAGGCTTCTTTGGCTTCGATAGGTCTACTCAAAAGCTAACCTTTATTCCAGATGCGACTAATAGTAGCGAAGTCTTTAGCGGGACTGTAGGTCAAGTGGATTTTGCTACAGCAACCCAAACAGCTTTAGACAATTCTACTAGTTTAGCAAACACCGCTTATGTTCAAACCGCTACTAGAATAACTCTCAATGCTCAAACAGACAATTACACACTAGCTGTATCAGACGAAGGCAAAATGATTACCATGAATAAGGCAACTGCCACTACAGTAACTATCCCTTTAAATTCGTCTATTGCTATAGCCACTGGGGCTCAAATTATCATCACCCGCATTGGTGCCGGCTCCGTTAATATCTCTCCAACCGTTGGTGTTACTCTTAACTCCGTTAGCTCTAATAGATATATAGCAAACACTTATGGTGCGGTAACTCTCATTAAAACAGCTACTGATACTTGGTATCTGTTTGGTGACCTCTCTAGCAGTTAAAAAACCCTTTAGAAAGAAGAAAATCATGTCTAATGAAGAATTTGATGAATATGAGGATGAAGACTTCCTCTGTGAGCAAGACTTAATTATTGCTTTTCACCCAGATGCTGATGAATTTACAGTCGTTATGCCGGAAGACGGTCGCATGACTCGTTATCAACACCAAAAATTAGAAGAGGTCGCTTTGTTAAGCGACCCCTCTTTTGTTCTAACTTTCGTTATTTGGGTAGAGCTCAAGCTCAAACTCTTGGCTCTTTATCTCAAAGAAACTTTTAACCCTGAGTCGATGGACTAGCTGGTTCTTCAATGGTCATAATACGACCATCTTCCAAAATCTGCCATGGCTGGTCGTCACCCAACCCAAGTCTCTTACGAGCTTCCGCTAATAAAGCTTGTGCCTTCTTTTCAGTAGCATCTACTTCACCAATCATCTTTGACTTTCTCATCTCTAATGCTCCTAATTGTTGCACTAATTGTGAGGCGGTTTGTCTTAATGTGGTAAATTCTGCAAGTTCTGCTTCTGTTAATTTACCGGCTTCTTTAATATTATTGTTTGCAGTCGTCATGTTTGACATCTCCATCATCTAAATGTGTTTTTATAGCATTAAGGTCTTTTTTTATCAACCCTAAGTCTTTTACTATGGTATCGCTAGACTTTACCACTTTTTCGCCTAGAGTCTTATACTTTTTTTTTACTATAAGCATACTCCTCTCTTTTGGCAAGAACGGCACCTCTATTTTTACGCTACTAAATCCTTTTGTTACACATCTACAGTTTAAGGGACTATCCTTATAACATTTACATATTGGAAACGGCTCATAGGGTAACGGTATTATCGGAGGCTCAAACCCCATGTCATAATAGTGCATGTCTGGTGACATCCCTCCCATATCCCTATCCTCGCCAATGTCCTTAAAAGGACTTTGGCCTGATGTGAGATGGTCTGTTCCTGACATAAGTAGAAAAGCTGATACTAGCATTATTACAAGATAAGACTTTTCGGCTACCATCTTATTTCTCCTTATTGGGATGATTGGAGCTTATTAGACGGTAGATTTCTTTAACGGTATCTTGGATATCCTTTACAGATGACTGAATGTTTGTTAAAGACTGGTCCGTCCTAGCTTGATTAATTTCTAATTCTCTAATTTTATCATGTGAGTCTTTAACCTCTTGCTGTAAACCATCTACTTTTTCTTTCAATAGACTGTAGTCTACTGAAAGACTATTTAGCCAAATGAGTAAAGGTACAATAGACGCTGAGACGACTTTAAAAACCCATTGCCATATTAATTCTGATGTTATCTGCATGTTATCACCTCTTCTTATAGGAAATTACGAGGCGACAAAACACCCGTTCCCACGTGGGGACCGAATGCACTTCTAATACCGATACCATACTTAGGTTGCTGAAGCCCTCGTATAAATTTCGTTGTTCTTGCCTTCATGTCCACTGCTTGATTCCACAAACCCTCTGCACTTGACTTCAAACCATCATAACGACTGCTCTTATCTAAGTTTAAAGAGATACCGCCTATTGAATAGTCAAACTCGTCTACAATCCAATTCGCTTGTAAGGCCATCGCCGCCATTACTATCGCCCCTTGCAATACGGGCATTCTCCATGCCGGCTTCTGGGTCACTAAGGTATTTACATCCCTATAGTTTTCCGTCTCTGGGGGCATCATGTTCCACCAGTCTATTGCTCGGTTTAAATATTCTAACAGCTCTTCGTCTTCCCACACTTGTCCAAACACTCGGTTGTATTGACCTATGTTCGCTTCATGTTCTGGGGGTCTAAAATGATAAAACTTGTCTGGGTTCTGATCTCTTAACAAAATCCTTAAACTTCTAATCATCTCTTGCTCAGATTTATTTACCCTTAAATTCAGCATCGCATTCTCTGGTACCACTGAAAACTCTTGCACCACCACTTGAGGTTGGCTGTTTACCAATTGCTTTAATGTCCATCGAATACGATATGTCCCGTATGCCGCTGTCTGTGGTATACGCACACTCGCATAGTATTCACCTACTGCGGGATTTTCGGGAGCTCTCAAAGAATTGCCAATTAAGACATCTGTTTCGGGTGGCCCGGGGTCTACATAATATAACGCATAGGTAATAGACGCCGCATTTGCTACATTACCTGTTGAGTTGGTTAAAAATATGTCTAAGTCCCCTCGTCCTAAAACTTGGTTTCTCTTAAACGAAATCATGATAACCTCTTACTTACGTCTATTGAGATAAAGAGTTGCCACTCTTTTGGCGGCCGCTGGCATTGGACTGTATTGAGATGTTAAATCCACTGTTTCTCTGTCATCTTGACTTAGTCTTTGACGATAAAAGTTGTCCCCAAGCTTGATTAAAGCATAGTTCGTTCTGTCTAATGACTGTTCTAAACTTAACAATGCCTTGGGTAATGCGAGCAAGGTATCTCCTGCTAACTCATATACTTGTTCTTCAATTTCCTTCTTCTTTAATGCTGAAGTTAATTGGTTGATAAACACGCTAATCTTATGAGCTTCAACTCTAGCTTCATTTACACCTTGTGCTAATAATGCCCATGATGCTTGACTTGATGATTGTCTTTTCATTTCTATGCTCCCATTTTAAGGTTCAAGTTATCCGTATATAAAGTCCTTCAGAATAAACAAAATATCGCATGCAATATTCCTCTGTTATTCCTGTTATATATGCTCATATGTATAGTTACAACCAACTCTTTTAAGGATTTTTTTATGCAAGACATTCAAGCCCTCGACCTCATCGAAATCTACCTCGCTAGGAATAATGACATCTCCCCACTAGAACGCCATAACACCCCCCTCTATTGTGCCTCCGTCTACCTCGTCCTCGAAATTATCCGCCAAAACCTTAATGTAGCCTCCCTCGAAGAAGCCGATATCCACACCTACGCCCCCGCCTTCGCACTCGACATCACTAACCTTGATAGTCCCGTACTGTATTGCAATACCCTACAATACTTGCAAGATAAGTGGAGTCTTTGTGCTAATGGCGAGGCTTCCGCTATCGAGGTTGAGATTACCCAAGAAAGCGGGGAGGTCTTAAAGTTCCCCTTTAAAAAAGAGATGATTTATGTCGAAGGCGATATCCTAACTTATATTGCCAATCGAGTACAACAATTAGCAGGTGAGGAAGGCTTAGACTTTTTTAAGAAACAACTAGAAAAAGAAGCCTCCGACCCAGAAATTGAAACACTTAAGCAACAAATTAAAGACATCTGTAAGGGGGATGAATAAAATGTCAAAAAGCAAGAAAGAGCTAAAATCTAGGGAGAGTTATGTAAGCCATGCTCAAAGGAATGCTATCGTTAATTCTAAGTATCCTTGTAGCCCCGATATTCTTAATTTAAGCTATGTAGACGCACCTTTATCTGCCAAAGTGGATAAAGCATTCTCTTTGCTCTTAACACAAGATAAGGATATCCCTACTGTTCTTAGTTTAATTGACGGTATCGAAACTAGATTAAAAATTGAAGAAATTAGATTAAATAAAGGTGGACTCTTTAGCGATAAAGTTTGGGATACTTTAACTAAAACTATTAACGGGTTCTGCTAATTGGCAACATATCGTCTTTAATTCTATCGTTATTTACTTGTTCAAAGGTCAAAGGTTGTCCACTAAAAGTATGTTCGGACTCTCCCGCTGTAAAGAAATTAAACCCAAAAGAACCACCACGACCCGCTGAGTACTTCTTTTCTACCATACTATATTTTAATTGGGGATAGAAATTGATGAGATAGTAAAAACATGCTTTTGCAAACCCACTTTGGTTAGAATTTGCACCCACTCTAAGGTGGTCAGCATGGCCCGGAACGGGCTCTGCTGTCAAACCTGTATTGGTATCCACAGGCACCATTGTAGGTACAACATCCACATCTTCGAGATTTGAGACGGGGGTATGTGGCTTTTGTTGAGCTTGAAGCCACTCGGAAAAGCTTAAGCTACCCATAATATTTGGGAAGTTAGACTGAAGCATATCAAACTTGCCTTGGAAATATGCCATATATTCCTTATTGGGCAAGAATTGTACAATTTGTTCAATAGCAGGTAATTGATGCTTTTCGCTATAGTTACCATTTGTCACAGATGGAATAATCTTAAACTTATGTAAAGACTCCCTCAAGTGATGTAAAATGACAGAAGGTTGTAAAGCTCTCTTCAAGCCACCTACAGCTTGGAAAAGTTGTTGTGACTGACCTTTACCTAAGTCTACTTGTAAAAAGTCATGTTTAGGATGGTTTACTTCTACTTCTTTAGACACTTCTACCATATGACTTAATTCATTACCCTCAACAACTTGAACGCCGGCTGGGGTTAATGCGTAGCCTTTACCGGGCCAATACATCATAATGGGGTAATCTTTAGCGGGACATCCCCAAATAAAAGCATCTTGCTTTAAAATATTGTTAATCTTTAAAGCGGTTGCAAAGGGAACATATTGATTAAACATAAAGGATTGTTCCCCAACAGCTCCACCACCCCATGCGGATGCCGATAAGGATTCCATCTTACTTAAATTCAAGCCTTCGTTAATAAAGAGTTGCATTACATCAGTAGTAACACGCTTATTTTCAGAACGACCAATTCTTCTATACTTATATTCAACGGGACTTAATTGATAAAGAATAGACGATAACTTGGGAGCAGGCATAAAGCTACCCATCAAGTTAGCTACATACTTTTCCATAACTTTCTTTTCGTTCTGTGCCTTAATAGACTGAACTAAATGACTATTCTTAATATTAGCAACAGCCTCTGTGTTTAAAGCACGGCTACTCTTTTCACTTAAAAAGGCCTTTAAAATTGCATCCACAAAGCTTGCCCCAATTTGAGCGGGTGTTCCTAACATAGATAAGGCATTAAAATTGGGCTTAAGAAATGCCATCACTTCTTGCCCCAAAGCATGCTCTAAACTAGTAGTAAATTGAGCATACAACATCTTTGGGGTTAAAGATACCTCACTTAAAACATCATCGGGACTCCCACCACCTTGAAGAACAGCTAAGATACCTTTTTCATAGACAGCTTTACCGACTAAAATACTCTCAAACCATTGTTCTTCTGGGATTAAAGTAACTTGAGAGGGAGTATCTTTTTGCTTAGTAGTATAGCCAGATACAATAAAGAGACCGTTTCTATGCACTGAAGACGCAAATTCCTTTGGGGATAACGCAATCTTCTCAATAGACGAAATCTTTTGGTTTGTCGCAATCTTATGCAACACACTATCCAATAAAGGCCCTAAATTCTCTTTTTTTGACGCTGTTCTAATCACAGCACTTCTAAATCTTTGGTCTAATAATTCAGCCTTTAGACTGGCAATTTTATTTCTAAATGACATTTTTTGTCCTCCTAGCAAGGTTTTAATCTCACTATAGGACTCTTATATAAATTAGCTATTAACTTCTTCGTCTGTTAAAGCAATTTCAATTTCTTCTTCTTTAGGTGCTTCTACTCCCATCAACTTGTTAATCAAGTCAATCACACCCTTGCTCTCTACTGCCTTTACCTTTTCCAATAACTCAGGTTGGTCTTTGTACTTCTCAACTGCTAACTTAGCTCTTCCTTGCCAATGCAAGGTCTTGTCCCATACAAATTCTCCCTCAGGTGCTCCCACTTCCACAGCACCTGTTACAGGTTTACTGTCTAGTGCTTCTACTGTCTTCACATCTTCTACAGAGCTGTCAGCTAATGCTAACTCTACATCTTTTGCATTAAATGCTGGTTCGTCTTTTAACACGATAGCATCTTCATCTTTCTTAACCGCAAACTTGTTCTTTTGGAATGTCATGTTTTCCAATTTGTTAAGCTCTGCGTCTATTGAGGAGGCATCATTCAAGACCATCTTCTTGCCTTTAGACGCTGTCTTCAAGTTGATGCCTGCTTCTGTCATGATTACACCAGTCTCATCATGACCCGCTACTGAAGCACCACTCTTAGAGTCTACCTTAGCCACTGGTCTAAGGTCATCTTCTCTTTTGTCTACTTGGACTGGGAACTTCTTAGGTTGAACTTGTTCGGTCTTCTTTAAGCTAGAGTTTACTTCTCTCTCTTCATCATAAACCTTCTGCACTTCCATCTTTGGCTTACTTGCCACAGATGCTTGCTTCTTTGCTTCTAACGCTTGGTCAATTAACACAGGTTGGCTTGCCACAGGTACAATTACCTTTAACCAACCTCTTTTTACACCAGACTTCAATTCGGGCATGGCCACTTCTTGTCCATTGTATTTAATGTTGGTGCCGTCAAATTCAATCACATCCCCTTTAGAGATATTTCTTTCTAGACGACCTAAGTGAATTGTTGTAGTGGCTTCTAATTGGATGAAAGTTCCACGGATAAAATTAATGTCACTCATCGGGACTCAGCTCCTTCATGAATATAGATTTGTCATAGGTATCATAGTATTATATATACCTTGTCTTGTGGTACTATACCACCTTTATATTATACCTATGGAGTATTTTATGTCTATTACTAAACATCTTGTGTCTAATGTGGAAAGACTTCTTATCGAAATTAAGAACCGCTTCTGCCCCAATAGCTCTTTTTCTGTCCAACAAATCTCCCTTACCACCATCAAGTTTACCTTTGACGATAAAGAGTACTTTATTGAAGAAGCCCTTGTTAATCGCTTCAGATTTGCTCACTCCACACTTAATGACACTGAAAGTCTATTCTTTGCCATCCAAGCTACTATCTTAGGTGACTACATCCTAGCCCATAAAATTGACTAGACGCAGGTCTGCTCAT